TTTATAAGATTATAGACTTTTCTCAAAGGATTAGCGGCTTTCTCTACAGATTCGCGATTGTCTTCGTCACTCATGATATATTTCTGTATATTGGCCTCAGTAACGACGTCTTTCCAATCGGGAAACTCAGCAGTTGTTTCGAGCATTTTGATTTTGTTCTCTTTTTCAGCTAGTTTCTGCTCATAACTCGACATTTTCTTATTCATCGAATTAAAAGCTTTAGCAAGTTTCTTCCCATCGGGGAATTCTTCTTGCTCTAACTGTCTATAGTCAAAATCTTCTTCTTGTGGTTGTTGGGGCGTGGCTTGCGCTAGCCTTTGCTTTTCCAACAATTCACGCTCTTTTTTTAACTGCCAGATTTCTCGGTCAGCGTCTTCCTTGGCCTTCCGAAGCTCCGCAAAACTCTCTTGCGGTGACTTCTTCTCATGGTTACTTGCATCCTGGGCGACCACGTCAGGTGTTTGGGTCTCTTCTGTAAGTTCCATCTATTTCCTTTGAGACTGGCGAGATCTCGGTTTGCGCCTAAGAACCGAACAGATTTGTTCGGTATAAATTGATATATAATGTATGATACGGTTTAAAGCAACAATAAAGTTTAAGGTATTAAATGGGGCAGGAATTGGATTTGATAAAGTATTATACGGCTAGCGAAAAAGTGCAGAATGTCATTTATACTATAGAAGGCACTATGGAATTTATGACTGAGTTTGAAATTAAAGCTGACGAATCTGTTAAGAAGGCTCTGATACCTGTGTTAACTAAATTGTTGAATTGGGTTGAATCTAAGTAGTCTCTTTGAAATTGCCTAATACGCTGTTGAGAACCTGTATTTTCTTTTCATCTTGTTGATCAAATTGAATGATCTTATCTTTAGGCTTATCTAGGGCGTATTTCTTATCAACAAGATAATCTTGAGGTTTTTCTAGTGTGTCTTTGACATATTTACGAAGCATTCTAACGTAATTTACATCAAATTCGTTGGGGTTTTGGAGGATGTAATTCAGCACTTCTTTCTTTGGTATGCACCATTCAAAAGTCACTTTTCCACCGTCGTCTACACTCCATAAATAGTGATCGTTACCCTGATATGGCGATGGTCTTGTGCGTCTGCATTGGGGATAAATACGAAGTGCATTATTAGCATAAGGCTCTTTTGTTACCCAAATATGAATATAATAACGACCTTTAATGCCCTTATCATAGTTACCTTGGACAGCTTCCTCGATGATGAGCTTGAATTTACCCATAAGAGCTTCTGAAGTTTCGCCAACTTCTTGGATACCTGTTTGAGCGCGAGCCTCAAGCATCAATTCACCATAGGTCTTGTTACTTCCTTTTACCATTGCATTCCTTACATACCCAATCTATTTTTTTGTATTCTTTATCTCCAAATTTTACATATTCACCATTCCAAATAGCTGTTTTTTTATGTAATAATTTACAATCCCAATATTTTCTTATTTCTTCTGGAAAATTGGAAAAAGAAGTAACCATCTACCGAACCATTTTAGCGCCACCAAATGGAAGCGATCTATTTGAATGAGTTGAACCTTGCGCTGGCTCTTTAATGTAACCTGATGCAGGTTTACGAAGTCCGGGAAGCTTCTTAATGCGAGGTGGTATCATTGTCATGACTAGCCACCGTGTTTCTTCATGTGGACGTGGGCTTCTTGCAATTGTTTTTTACTAAAACTTTTTGATTGAAGTTTTTTTTCATGTTCTGAAGGTTTTACGTCATAACCATGATGCATTTTACCTAACTTTCTTTGTTTTTTCATTTCTGAAAGTCCTTTAACATCATGTTTAGCTTTTTTAACAGAATCAATCATATCATGCTTTTTCATGATCAATTTTCCCTTTGTTTCTTAGCCGTTGGGCTAAATGATTTTTGCAGAGGCAATGGAGGCTTACCGCCAGGGGCTTTGAAGCGAGGCTGTAACGTGCTTAATTCAGCGTTACCAGGTACAGAAGGCTTCTTCTGTGACCCTATAATTGGTATTCTTGGCATGGTTGTCCTTTAAAAAGTGTGGGTTTCTATTTAGTGTCACCGTCAAGGATGCACCAACGCCTTACTCCCCACAAAAATTTATTTATTGGCCATCTTTTCGCGTGTATAGTGTTTGTGACCAATAGAATGGTCATCATGAGAATCAATTTTCTTACGTACGCCTTCATAGCTATTACTTGCGCCAGCTGGTGGCACGTGAGCTTTGTTCTCGCCGATCTTTGAATAGTGTGCACCTGCATCACCCTTTCCAGATCCACCGCTAGATGTGTTTTTATGGCTGTGTGACATTTTGGGCCTCTTGTTGTTTAATGGCATTCTCACTATGCCGTTTTTGAATATTTTCTATCAATGTAAATACTTTAACAAAATCGTCGACTTTCATGGATTGAACTTCGTGTGCTGCTTTTACCATGTTAAGCGTTGCAGCTGCTTTTTCATGTTCAGACTTATTGTGTGCTGTAGCTATTTGGAATTGCTCAAGGTGACCTTTTTGCATACGTTCGTTGGCTAAAGCTTGATCACTCATTGCCTTACTTTGCAGACTTTCATTGACTATGCGCTGATTTTCCATCTGCAACTGAGCCATTTGCTGCTGTTGCTGTTGCGCCTGTTGTTGTTCTTGTTCGATAGCTGCGATAAGCTTGTCTTTGTCTTGGATAACGAGATCTTGAAGCAATTGAGCCGGAGGAATTGGGAGACCATCCTTCCAAAGAGTGTATTTCTGTAAGAAGCTGAGTTGTTTAGTAGTAGCTGTAAGAGGCGCGTTGGTAACGCTTGCATCGTATTTCTGGAATGATTTATCACGAAATTCATTCGTAGGTTCTTCGCCTATCATTCTTCTGATTTTTCCCAAAGTGTAGTTTTTTTGAATGAGAGACCAGTGCAAACGACCTGCATTCCGTTGTGATAAATCAAGATTATCAAACAGTTCTTGAAGTGTCGTGAGAGCAGCTCCTTGCCTAAGTTGCTCTGTAATCCCAACGTCGCTATCTTCCGCTTGTCCCAATAGTTCGGGTGTAACTCCTGCAAGTGACTGTACATTCTGTTTCTGCCTATCTGTTACGTTAAATTGAGCAGGGTTGATATTAGCACCTGGCTTATCATTCAATGCCTGTAATCGCCCTTTCTTGAAAAACCTGACCTTACCCGGTCCAACCTTAAAAGCATCGCTATCATCAATCAGCGCATCTTCTTCGACATCCACACCGCTAAATTGCGCAGCTAACAAATCCATCTCTAATTGCTCGCGGTAATTTAGGAGGTATTGGCTGTCCCGAATATTTCTAATAAGACCCTGATATCTGTATGAGTAGTTATTATTAGCAAGATCATGATAACCGACAAATGGTGTAAATGGGTAAAAGTCCACACCTAGCGGATTAGGCCCATTATAGAAACACTGATTGTTAACAATGATCGCAAGGTGAACCGTAGGCACTTTCTCTTTTACTACTACAATATTTGGGAATTGTCTCTTTAAATTTGCTAAATCTTCTTTGTCAAACTCTACTTCGGTGCTTTCATATGTCTCAGGGTCTACTATAAATGTTCCCATACGTTCGGTTCGGTACCAATATTCATCATATGCAAGAAAGCCTTTGCGTCTTATGTTATATTGCTGGGGCATAAATGTGAATTTAGTGTCGAAATAGGCTTGATCATTTAACATATCAATATCTTTTTCACGTCCAGGAAGCAACTGCTTAACTTGATTCTTATGTAGATATTTACGTGTTCGAATAAACTGACAGTCAGACAGATCTTGTTCTCGCCAGAACGCATCCATCATTAACATATCAGCGGAGAAACATTCACTTTTCAGGTCTCCGCATATGGGATCGCGTCTATAGTCTATCCATGAGTGCATTAGAGATAATCCGGTAATACAGGACTCTTTAAAGCAATTGCTGATTGTGTTGTATGTATCATCAAAATAATAGGCTGATTGTATTGCTTTAGTAGCCTGAGAGGCTGTCTGATCTGAAGCGCCATGTACAGGAAGGATTTGAGTAGCTTTTCTATGCTGTCTTTGTCGACCGACTACCATATTTGTCACAGGCATAGCCTCATTAAAAACCCATTTCTGATGCTCGTAATTAAGACCTGTATACATATTGAGATAGCGTTGGTCACCTAGATAGACTTTACGATCAATGAGTTGTTCCCAGAAAAACAATTGCCATGCTGATAGATTTTGCATGTAACGTGAATCGGCTTCGGCTACGATATCGTTATTTCCGTCCTCATAGTTGCGATACATATTTGGAAGAGTCTGGGTCCTTTCGAGCATACCTGATGTCATTTAAAACTCCAGTTTAACCTTACTTATACTATTTTTTATGATTATGCACAAAATTATCTATTCTTTCCTAAATCTTCCCCAATGGGTGACATTTTTTAACATTTCTTTATTTTCTTTTCTGACCCAACCACATGGAAATGTAATGCAATAATAAGCTATAATTTCATCTCTATTATCAAGTTTAACTTTAAATATACCATTATTATTAGGCTGTTGATTTTTTGCGTCTATCCATTCAATAATGTCATCAATATGATCATCTCCACAAAATAAATCAATAACTTGAAATCTTTTTGTAAATGGGTGCTGCATTTATCTACCAATAAAAGGAGTTTGGGGGCCAATCATCGGATTACCTCGGGGTTTTGGGCCGAATCCAGCTTGCGCTTTTAGCTGATTGAGCTTGTCAGGTGTTAAGCTTCCGGGACCGCGACCGAATTGTGTTCTGGCGTTTGCCATGTATCTAATGCTATCGGCAGCGTGAGAACACCAATCGTGCATTGGTGTTTCGGAATATGCTTGTGTTTTCTCGTTGAATTTTTTGTGATAGTTTTCAAGGCATTTAATTAGATGGCGACACTTGATTTCATCGATAAATGCGATGGATAATAAAGCCCTAACGGCTTCGATCCCAGTCGAGATATCAGTTTCCCGTTCCAATACGACTGTTTTAATGCCCTGCTCATAAGTAATATCTTGAAGCGTGCGGCCAGTTTGAATTGATCCTGATCCGGCATCATGCGGCATATAATGAACGCCGTAGACATAAGGTTTAGACTGCAAGATTTTAGCATAATGTGCTATCCCTTCTCCGTGGTTTTCATAAAAGTCAATAATTCTACATTCCCCCCCGAGATCTTGCCAAAATACAATTGAGGTGCTATCTCCGTACCCAATGTCCCAGGCTGTATGTACAGGAGATCTTGTTTCATAAGGTACATTACAGATACGTTTTTCCTCTCTTGCTTTCTCGATGAGTTTTCCATAATAAGATCCCTCTACGCCTCGATTAAACGAGCAGTAATATTCTTGTTGGATAAGTTCTTCGGAGACACCTTCATTACGTATGACATTCATATCCTCTTCATTTAAGACATCTGTTTCTTTGATGCTTAATACTTCGCAGAACCATTTAGGATTATTCCTAACATTTACTAACAAGTCATAAAAATGATTTTTCCCCCGAGGAGTAGAGATAAAAAGAGCGTAACCTTTATTAACGTCGAGAATAGGACGTAAATAATCCCATGCAGCAGGGCTTTGTATGGCATATTCGCTAAATATGATGATCTTGGGATTAGTACCCACCAGAGAATCGATGTTATCACTTCCAATAAGCTGATAAAGAGAGCCATTTGTTAACCTTATTTTCATTTCCTGACCATTCTTGATGTCAATTAACTCATCTGGAATATAGTCAAGAAGGCGTTTAGATTCGTTTGTGTTAGCGTCCCAAATGACTTTCTTAGCTTGGCTATACGTAGGGAGAATATGAAAACAAGTCCATCCTGGATTAAGCAAGAGCTGATATATAGCCCAATTGAATGCGCATATGTCTTTTCCACTCCGGCGATGCCAAACTAATACAGCGCGCTTTATACCGCTATTTAGAGCTTTTATCGCCGGGCATTGATATGAGCGAGGTTGGAATGTTAGAGCCAGCGGAGAGGTCATTGGAAACCACTATGGTATGAGATATTTGTTTTGAGCTTTCTTCTTCTTTGCGTAGAGAGGATTCATATTTCTTGTCATCTCTAACGTCATGCTTAGTGTCATAGTCGAAATGATGAAGCGTTTGCATATAGATACTTTTATCTAAACGTTTTTGAACTGATTCGTCTTCTATTCGCGTCGCTTTTAATCTATTTAAACCAATTAGTTCTTTTGCTTGTATGTACTTCACACGAAATTCTTCATCTTCTTTCGTCCAATTAATTAAAATTTGTGAATTTAAACCGATTGATGTTGCGAAGTGGGGGACAGTGAGACAATCAGGGTTATTTTTAGCCCATTGAATGAGGTCATCACCGATTTTAGATCTATCATATTCTTTTGGTCTACCAGCTGTCATTGTAACCTCTTTTATTTTTAATATAGATTATTTGGTAGATTTTTTGCTAGTTAAAGGCCTATCTGGACGATTGGGACAGAAAAAACATTCTGGATCTATACATTTGGGGTCTAGCCATTCGTTACAAAAAGAGCAGTAGTAGGCATCGTAGCGTTCGGAATAGAGAATGCGATCATTTCCCTTATTATTTAAAACATAAAAAGCAGATTTTAGACTTGCGTTTATGTCAATATCACTATCCAAAGCCTTTTCTAGAGCATCTTCCGCCTTATCACAAAGCCAAATATCTCGTGAATGTCTTAAATCTGAAACAAGTTTAACTAATTCGGGATCTTCAATAACTTTTTGATGTAGACAATGACGCGTAATATCTAAATCTTTTGCAGCTTTAGTTTTATTACCTGAATGTTTTTTTAAAGCGGTAACTAAGGTTTCGCGTGAAATGGCTAAAGGAACGCCTGGAGTACCCATAAAATCACCTCGTGATTAACTCATAGAATATTGTTAAATAAATAATTTAGCAACAAAAAAGCTTGCATTATTTAATGCCATTATGGTAGTATGATGTCATCAAAGCGAAACCGACTCGTTAGGCGTCTCCGTAAAATCGGAGCTAACTCGTAGCAGTGGAGCTGAGATAAGAAACAAAAACAAAATGGGGTAAGAAAATGGGAAAGATCTTAAATAAATCAGGACAAGAGCTAATGATAAATATGAAGACAGGAATGTTATTTACAAGAGAATTAACAAAAAAGGAAAAGGCTTACATTATTTTAAATAGTGAGAAGAATGAAGTTGAAAAACTGAATGAACTCCAGAATTTAGGTTATGAGCTAGAGGAGATAGTGGAGCTTGCGTTAGATGTCAGCTAAGATGCTCAAGGAAGATGATGACGGGTATATCGTCATCATTAGTCAGAAAGAATATGACGAATATGTGATAGAACTTGAAAAATGGCTGGAAGAAAACCAGGATAAAATTGATGAGAAAAGGCTAAAGGAAAAGCCGATAAAGAAATTTTATATAGAATAAACAAAATGGAGAAGTAAGATGAAAGTTAAAAATATCGTAAATTGCCTAACAAAATTAGGGTTAAATGTAAAAATAAAAAAAGAAAACCATGGAGTTATGTATATATGCAAAAATGAAAAATACGTTTTGGATTGGACGCAACAAGAGCATTGCGGTGATCATGTAATTAGTGTGTATATTAAGAGAATAAAAGATGAAGAAGACTATTGGAGAGATTCATATGTAGGTAGTTTTTACCATACGATAAAATCAATAAAGCAAAGGATGGAAAAAGATGTTAAAAGACAATCAGAAGCTAGACATACGGATACCGAAGGAGCTGCATGATAAGATCAGACAAGAGGCGTTTGACAGGCGAATATCAATTAATTCTCTTGTGATAGAGATAATGCAAATAAAGTATCCGAAGGAATAAAAAAAGGCCTAGGGTTTAGACTCTAGGCTTTTGTCATTTTGGAGCGGCTTATCTGGACGATTGGGGCAGAAAAAACAGTCTGGGTCTATACATTTTGAGTCTATCCATTCGTTACAAAAAGAGCAGTAGTAAGCGTCGTAGCGCTCGGAATAGAGAATGCGATCAGCGCTTTTATGGGGATGCGATTTCATTGGCTATTAGACTCCCAATTAGGCTCTAGTTTATTATCGAGGAGATAAGCGAGATCGATCATGATTTCGGACTGGGTTTCTTTGATCTGTTTAATTTCATGACAGACTAAAAATAATGCTTCATTTATGTCTAAGATTTCATCTTCGGGTAATGAGTATTTGCCATCTTCGAGATATTGAATACGTTTTATGAGTTGATCTAGATTCATTTTTGTTCCCTAAAATAAAGCATAAAAGCCGTTACAGACATGCCTAGAATGAAGCCTATTAGCAGATCAATGAATGTCATTACTTTTTCTTATGCTTCATTTTCATGGCCTTTTCACCCATAGCGCAGACTTTATCTCTTTTTTTGTCCATATGCTCCAACTTTTTCAAGTCTTTGCCTTCTTTTTTATTTTCTTTTTCGATTTTACGAATCTCTTTATCCATGATTTCGATAACCTTATCTTTGTGTTGTTTGCGGCTTTTTAGCCATTTTAGCAATGACATGAGCATGATATTTCACTTTTTGGATATGATATAAAAGATCACGCATGTGTTGTTTTATTTCTTTTTTTTGGAGGGTATTTTTGCCCCTGATTTTCGAGCCTCGTTAAGGCTTGCAGCTATTGCCTGCGAAGGTTTATGACCTGCTTTTTCCATTTCTTTGATGTTCTTACCGATATTCTCTTTACCTGGTTTTAGCGGCATATTTTGGTCCTTTTGGATTTTGATCCAGTCCATGTTTGATAAAATAAATGTAACGGCGCGGATGATTATTTGTAAATCGTCTTGTGTGGTGAGTTTAAAATTTACGAGATTATAAAGATGATCAAAGGCCATTTTATCGAGATTTCGTTTCATGTGATGTTTTCCATTCGGTATTTTCAAGGATAAATACGACAGCTTTTTTTAATAGTTCTAAATCTTCGCAAAGACTGGTTTCTTCATTGATATCATTGATTCTTCTAATAAAATCATTAGCATCACAACAGGGGCAAGTTTCTTCAGTTGTAGATTTAAGATTTACAATCCAATTTTCATTAAGTATTTGATTTTCGAGGAATCGAACTGGTTTAATAGTTGCGTCTTGACATTCAGTTCCGATGATTGAAGGTCTGTAAACAAATTCAGCGGAGTAATTTTCATTGTCCATAATCACCAGATATTAATCATAACAAAAAATAGGGCGGAGGCAATAGCCAGGAAGACTATGATGAGGGCATACTCGAAATTGTCATTGAAGAAGTTGTTCATTTCGGTTCCTTTAATCTATCCTCTTCGCCCTTTTCGATGTCTTCGATGCCTCTTTCGGCTACTTCTTCAGCAATAAACCAAGTAGCTGGATTGCAACTTGTGCAAAATATCATTAAACCCAAAATGATGACATAAATTTGAGCCAATTTAAAACTGACGAAAATTACTGTCAACTTAGACTTGATAAACTTGGATGCGTACTGCATAGTTTCCCTTACCTCCTTTTTCCTGAACATATTTCCAATTAATGAACTCAGAGCCATCAGCGTGACCAGGCTTTTTCCCGGGGATAATAAGGCTCCCAATCATATCTCGGACGCACTTACATGCTCCTATATTATTATCATCATCCATGCGTCGAGGTGCAATGCGAGTGATAACGACGGTGCAAGGCAAATGGAATAGTACGTTAGTTAATCCATGCTCGATGAGCGCGTGACCGAAACGTCGTTTCTCTTTTTTGACTCTGTTGGATTTGGTCCAATGATTACCTTGGAGATTTGGGGATGTTAGTCGGAAATTGTCGATTGTTAGGTCGAATACCAAATTTCCCGGTTCTTTTTGATTTTGGGAAGGTTTATCATTTGGCTGACTCATTTCAACTTTGAGATTCATTATCGCTTCCTGTGTCAATTCTATGCGTTTTAAGGCCATTTCCGATATTGTATGCCGATCAAAGTTGGAGATTATCACGCAATTATCGAAAAACTGAGATGAAA